AAAATTCGATTTCGTGTTCCTGTCCCGATTTTTGCACAAGAACACAGAAACACATTTGCAAACATATTTATTTCATTATTCATCTTGCTAAAAACAATCTAATTTTCAACACAGTCAACGAATTATCGGAGTTGATTCATCGCGAAAAGGTGAAAACTATTCGGGAGAATTTACTTTCCGTCATTGATAAGAAAAAAATGGAGACGAACAGTTCGGAATCAAATACAATCTCAATTGAAAGAGATGATTGCTGTTCTATTTGTATGGAGCCACTCAGTGAAAATATTAAGAAATGTTCGAAATGTGAGCATGTGATACACCATCAGTGTTTAACAGATTGGTGGGATTTAAATCGTAGATTGACACATCAACATGATGTCTCAAATGGAAAATGTCCTTATTGTCGAGCAAATAATGGTTTTGCCTATATTTTTCAGGCATTGGAAGATCCTTGGGAAGGATTTAATTTCCAGACGATGACTGAAGCACTTCTTGATCCGAATCCGAGTCCAACTCAAAAAGAAGAATTGGCTCTAAAAGAGGAATTAGCTTCTGCGGAATCGACGATTGATTTACCTGAACTAGAAATTTTAGATCAAGAATAAATACTTAAAATAAATACTTAAAATAAATACTTAAAATAAATACTTAAAATAAAAACAATAAAAAAAATTGATTTTTTAAGGATTATAATAATTAAACTAAAAATGACCTTATCATTTTTGAGTTGGAATATTTGGTTTAACGAGGAAGAGAGATCTCACCGTACCCACAATATCATACAAACTGTTACTGATAATGAAATAGATTTCATCGCTTTTCAAGAGGTTGTTCAAGAATCCTTGAACGTGATAAAAAAGCAGAAGAAAAATTATACCCTAATTGGTACTCCCTTTTTCCAGACATATGATACTATTATTTTGAGTAAGTATCCATGTTTATCATGGTCGCGATTTCCCCTTCCAGAATCATCTATGGGACGAAATCTTTTACTTGCTGAGTTTCAGCTTCCCGTTGGGAAAACAATTAATGTGGGGACGTTCCATTTGGAAAGTGTTTTTGGATCTTTCCCCGCTGAAAAATTAAAAAAGACGCAGTTAGAATATATTGATTCCCTATGTCCTCCTGACACCGTTTTCATGGGTGATACTAACATTCTTTCCAATCAATCTCCCACGACCCTTCAATCTCCAGATATTTTCGAAAGGATTGGAGGTCCGGAAGCCTACCGATATACCTATTCAGGGAGAACGAATCGCAATATAAAAAACCGGTCATATAATTCCAGATTTGATCGTATTTATTTGAAGACAACAACACCATTTAAGGTGGACTCTTTTTTCCTTTTGGGAACGGAAAATGATGTTTTCAATACAACGCGCAATCAGTATCTACCACCGAGCGACCATTATGGTGTGATTACCTCATTAAATTTACAGACAAAATGAGGATTCAATAGCGTCTCTTTATTATAAACTAATTCCTCGTTCAGTTCAGGGTATTTCCATATTTTTCCGCCGACTTCATTTAAGATGGCATGGGTGGCACAGGTATCCCATTCCATACAACCGGTCATTCTAGGATAAACATCCGCCAAATTTTCTGCAATCCACAGAATTTTAATAGAACTTCCCACATTAACTAATTCACAATCTCCCAACGTCTGAATAAACTCAACTGTTTCTTGGTTGAGATGAGAACGGCTAGAAATAACACGTAAACCTTTTCGACTTCCCCCCACATTCTTTTTGGAGAATCCCTCTCGAATTTCTCCCAAAGATATCCAGTTTTTACCAATCTCTCTACACCAAGCTCCACGTCCCTGAACACTCCAGTAGGTTAACCCTTTTACGGGAATAGTCACAAATCCAGCCACGGGTTTTCCCATGTAAGCAAGCCCGATGTTACAGGTGAATTCACCATTTTTCCGGATGAATTCTTTGGTACCGTCGAGTGGATCAATTAGCCAGACGAAACTATATTTTTTTCGCTCTTCATAATCGGCATTTTTATTTTCTTCGGAGATAATTGGAATCCAGGGATAAAGTATTTTTAATTGTGAGCAAATGTGATCATTAGCCTTTCGATCGGCCAGTGTAAGGGGTGATTTGTCATCTTTGTAATTAACGTAGAAATCATCTCCAATATATACTTGGAGGATGAGTTGGGACGCAGTTTCAATAATTTCAATTATAGAATCGTGATTTAACCAAGATAAATCAACATTCATTTAATTATAGCAATATTTTAATCAATATATGAAACCGTACTCACTATCACTCCATTTTTAAGGAGTTCTCTTTGAAGACTTTTCGTAAAAATTTTATTTTTGATAAAACTTTGGGTGTTTAAAAAGACATTGCTAACAATTCGACCATTCCATTCCTTTATGAGAAATCCTTTCTCTAATCCCTGTCTCACAATTCTTTTCTCAATCCCGCCTATTATTTCTAAATAACTATTACCACCAATACCCTCTTCAATTATTTCATTTCCGACTCTGATGGGTACAATCTGGGCACAACTAGCTTTTAATTGAGAGCGATAAATCACTTTTTCCCAACAAAAGTAATCATAACTTTTGCCGTTTCTTAATTTCATAATAATAATTAAAATGTAAAAATTCTTTAAATAAATAATATTTGTAAAATCAATGAACCTTCATTATTTTGGATTCAACTTTTTAAAAAAGAATAAATTATGGTCAATATCAAGTTTAATTTTATTTATTTTGAATTATCCTTTAGAAATTATCTCACTTTCTGTTCTAATTAGTTTAATTTTTACAAAAATAAATAATCTAGAGAAAAACTTCAAAACTATCTGTGTCCTCATAGCGATTCTCATTGTAGTTTTTCTCTTTTTGGAAAGTACAGTTTACCTAAAAGATAGAATTGATTCACATTATTTTCCAAAAATGGAGAGGGAGATTCGTTTGGGAATATATAATTTGGTGATGAAGAAGATAGAGATCAATTATGATAATTTGAAGAGTGGTGACTTGATTTCACGTCTTCTCAAAACACCTACATTTGTTTCCTTCTATTATGAAAGAATTAATCGCTATATTATTCCCTACATTTTAACTATTGTGACAATCGTCATCTATCTCACCTATCTTAATCCCCTTATTGGTTTTGCTTCCTCCCTAATTTTTGGAGCTTATACTTATATTATTTATCTCATTGGCAAAACTGATATTAAAAATTCACAGGATCGTGAAACGGAAGAGCATAATATGTTGGAAGAAATAGATGATACTCTCAATAATAGTCTCAGTATTATTACCAGTGGAAACATTGACAATGAACACATTCGTATTTCAGGTATTCATAATAGTTACGATAAAATATTGGAGAAACAAGCAAAGGGAAGTTGTTTAGTGAAATATAGTACTTCAATCCTCAACATTGTTATTTTCCTAATTTTAGTTAGTTCCACGCTCTATCTCTTTAAAATTGGAAAGATTTCCACGCAAACAACAATCGCAATCATTACTATTTTTATTTTCCTTTTGAAACATTTTCGTATTTTGGTTCCCCGTGTTTGTGAGTATTTTGTCTTTCATGGAACGTTAGAAGAGAATAATAATTTTATTAAGGATATGATTGGGGAAACCGAGGTAGATGGCACACTCAAAAATTTTCCCATCAAGGGAAATATAGAGTTTCGTAATGTCTTTTTTCAATATCCCAACTCTAGTAAATTAACGCTCAAGGGAATAACTTTTAAAATCAAGGAAAACGAAAAAGTCGCCATTGTAGGTACAAGTGGTAGTGGCAAGTCCTCCATTCTCAAGCTCATTCTTGGTTTTTACAAACCGTCCAAGGGCACAATTCTCATTGATGGGCGAGATGTGACACAGATAAATCGTAAATATCTTCGCAGTAATATTTCCATCGTTAATCAGAACATAAAACTTTTCAATCGCTCTATATTATCTAACATTGCTTATGCCACCAAGTACACTCCTAATCAGATAGCTGAGAAACTCCAAAAGATGGATATAATGAAAGTTTTCCATAATCTTCCAAAAGGTTTGGAATCTTCAGTTGGAAAATATGGCGATAGATTATCGGGTGGTCAAAAACAAATTGTTTATCTTCTCCGCTGTTATTTCAGAGAAAATCCAATTATAATTTTAGATGAACCCACCGCCAGTATTGATGATTTTCATAAGGAGCAGGTTCTTAAGTTAATTAATGAAATTTCCAAAAAGTCGACTCTCATAATAATTTCTCATGATCAGTCAATATACAATCTTTTTCCCAAACAAATTCACATCCATCAGGGTGAGCAACGTTTTAGATAAATTCCTTCTTTTCTAGCCAACTGATCACAGCCCCGATTTCGTTATCTAATTCACCACCACCATCCAGAACAATTTCTGGATTTTTAGGTTCTTCATAAGGATCACTGATCCCTGTGAATTCTTTTATCACACCCTTTCTAGCCAAAGCGTATAATCCTTTGACATCTCTTTCCTCGCATTTTTCCAGAGTGGTTTTGACATAGACTTCAACATAATTACCTTCTGCTCTAATTAATTCTCGATTCACCGTCCTGTCATCTTCGTATGGAGCAATATTCGCAACTAAAACAATTCCACCGTGTTTAACAATTTCACTGCATACGTATCCAATACGGCGGACGTTTGTACTACGATCATCCCTGGAAAATCCGAGACCCTTACTTAAATGGGTACGGACTATATCTGCGTCTAGTAGGGTAATGGCTCTATGTTTTTCCCTTTCCATGAGTTTTTGCTGGATGTAATTGGCCAGAGTGGATTTTCCACTTCCACTCAATCCAGTGAAATAGACACATAAACCACGACGGTTCAATGGTCGAAATTCGCATCGTAATTCTTCGACAATTTCGGGAAAGGTGAACCAGTCAGGGATGGGAAGACCTTCGTTCAGTAATCTTCGTTGTTCAGTTCCCGAAATGTTGAGAACTTTGTCTTCTTTGGCGACCTCATTCATGGGTAAATATCCTTTACCTTCAACATAGACGATCATTTGGGACAAAATAATTTGTATTCCAATTTCTTCTTTAAATTTTTCGACCATAACATGAGCGTCATAGGGACCATAGAAATCCTTCCCGTCTTTCTTCTTATAACTGGGACCAGCGTGATCGCGACCGACAATGAAATGGGTGCACCCAAAATTCTTCCGAATTTGGGCGTGCCAACAAGCCTCCCTTGGTCCAGCCATTCTCATCGAAAGAGGAATCAAAACTAATTCAGCGTTCCCTTCATAATATTTCATTAATTTTTGGTAGCATCTTGTTCGAACGTGGTAGTTAACATCGCATGCTTGGGTGACCCCGACGACTGGCATAAGAAGTAGTTTGGCCTCTTCCACACCACGCATGGCGTATTTGGTAAGTTCGAAATGACTGCGATGCATGGGATTTCTGGTTTGAAATCCGATGACGTTTTTCCATCCTTTTTCCTGAATATAATTTCTTGTTTTTTCCGCTGACCAGCGATTCTCGACGAAATCATAATGTTTAACATCTTGAATTTTTACGACACGACCTCCGTAATAATAGACGTCACCTAGGCCCAAAACAATTTTAACGTAGGGATGATTATCGTCGTCACTTCCATATACTTTTACACATTCATTTACTAAATCGGGCTTATAACGGGATTGGACTTCTAAAACGGCGATTGGTAATCCAGTTTTATCCTTCAATGTTAAATATGGGGCTTCTTTTAATTTTTCGTGTTCTTTCTCGGGAATGGGAAGGACAATAGGCATGGTCCAACAGGCACCGGATTCCAGGTGACTGTTTTCAACTACTCTCTTGTAATCACCCTCATTCAAAAACCCTTCCAATGGGGCAAATCCACCGAGCAGAAGCATATCTAAATCGCAAAGAATTCTTTCTTCCAAAGTAATAGCTGGATATGAAGCAAATTCATTATGTTGCATATCTTTAATGAAATAATTAAAAATCCTTTATTTTCCTTAAAATTTCTAACATTTGGCGGACATATCCTCCTTCATTATTGTACCAGGCTCCTATTTTTAGATGATTCCCGTCATATTTTTTAACTAAATCTCTATCAACTACACATATTTTATCAACTTTTTTAATATCACTACTAACATTTTTATTGGAACTCAATTCGATAATTTGGTGTTTTTCCATTTCTTCAAATAATAGTTCCAAATCGATTTCCTCCTTGGTTTGGAAATTAATTTCTAAAAAGCTACCATTTTCCACTGGAACACGACAAGCATTTCCAAACACTTTTCCGACTAAATCAGGAAAACATTTTTTGATCATTCCTGAAGCGCCTGTACTAGTAGGAATAATATTTTGATAGGCGTTACGTCCAAGTCGCCAATCTTTTAAATTTTTGCGGTCACTTACTGATTGACTGGGGGTGGTGGAGTGAACTGTTAAGAAAGTGGCATATTCTACTCCAAATATTCGGTGAACTACATCCAAAATGGGAATTAAACAATTGGTGGTGCAACTACCGCAACTAATGATCCGATCAGTCCATTTCTGAGTAAAACCATTTATCACTACTTCTAATTCGTCGGATGGTCCAGTTAGGACAACTAATTTGGCACCGTGATGTTGTTCAAGTTCTTCTCTTTTTTTGAATTTACCGCTACTATCTAGAACGACGTCAATTTTGGCTATTTCCCAGTCGATTTCGCCGGGGGTTGATTTGGAGAAGATCCAAATCTTTTGCCATTCTTCATTTTTCCAGAGCAAGATGTGTCCATCTTCTATTTTCATTTCGATTTTTCCGTAATGGAGTAGGGAATCATTTTGTGACATGTACATAAATTGTTCGGGATCAATGCCGGGATGGTTGATTGCCCCGACATGGATATCTGGATCTTTGAGAAGTAAGTGCCAGATATTTTTACCGATTCTTCCAAAGCCTGAAATACCAACTCTCATATATCAGGCAACAAAAATATTCTAAAAAAAATCCAAATTCCATCATCTACCCTTTCTTTTTAAGTTTCCGAATAATATCCTTCAATTGTTCGATTTCTTCCGCTTGTTTTTCAATAGTTTCCTCTAATTCTCCGATAATTTGGTTTGCTTTTTTTTGGAGATCTTGTAGTTTCATTTTAAGTTTTTCTTCGTTGTTCAGTAGTTTGAAAAATCGGGTGGTAAATATTTTATTTCCCTGTTTATCAAAGGAGTATCGTTGAGCACTGAATGTTCCATTATCCTTTCCTTTAATAAGAAGATATTGGGGATTGACTCTTAAGAGGACACCACCGGTGACGAATCTTTCTTTACCCGATTTGGTGTCTAATTTTATGTAGCGGATGAAACTTCCTTCGTCGAGATTATCGACTTCATCTTCGGGGACTTCCACGTATCCTTCAAGTTTTTGTTCAATGGCGGAGTCAGTTTGGAGGGTATCGGTGTATGTTTTTTTTGGGCGTTGATAGCCATCAACGTTCAGACGGTGAATAGATTGACAGGGTTCCAAATTCATTATATTAAAAATAATAATATTTTTATATTTAAGATGTTTTGTTTTGGAGTTCAGTTATTCAATCGTTTAACAAATTATGCCAAGTACAGTGGAATATTGAATTATGTGATAAACAACAATGATTTTCATCTTAGTCACATAGATGAACGTGTTGCCGTATGTAATCTTCCAAAGGAGGAGAACAAGGAAGTAATCAAGCGTTTTGATGTGGTGATCAGTTTTCTGGGACAAAATGAACATGGAAAATCTGAAACACAGTGGATACATCAGTTACAAAAGACTAAATATTATAATATTCCGGTCATGGACTATACACCGCCTAAGATTGAGGATTATCTTAATTTGATCAAGATTTTGGAAAGACATTCCAAGTCTCGAATTTTGATACATTGTTTTGCTGGGAAGGGGAGAAGTAATTGTGGGGCAGTTATTTATTTGATTCATCACAAAAAAATGTCGGCGGAGGATGCGATAAAAGAAGTTCAGCTCCGGATACCGAGAAGTAGTATGAATTATTGGCAATTGCAATCATTGACTAATTTCGATAAATATTATAAATTTGGAGTATTAAACTAATTCTCCAGTGCAACTGCTGTTGATGCTTCAACACTTTCAATAAGACGTTCCTTTTCAGTCGTAGATCTCAACGATTTCTGAACTTGAGGAAATCGGTGGAATAAGATTCCATTGCGGTCTTTGATCAAAAGAGATCGATTTTCAACATCAAGTAGAACTTCACAATTGTTTTGAACATAACACATGCCACACCACCAAGAATCTTTTCTGGAGGATGGATGCATAAATTGAAAAGTCTTTGAACATTTCAAGCAAGGAATTTCTTGATCAAAATCTTGAAAGAAGTCGGGGGCTTGGTAATTTCTTCCCAGAAAAGTTTCCTGGATGAAGTAAAGAATCGCGCGAGTTCTGTCGTCAATCTCAATATCTTCGTTAAAAAATCTTCTTTCTAAAGGTAAAAAATCCATGTACATTAAGTATAACTCATGACAAATCATCAAAATAATCTTTCAATTTTTTCGTAATAATTTTTTAAAAAAGAAGTATCATCAAATAGATGATTTATAAAAATCTTCTATTTTTTCATATTCCAAAAGCTGGGGGGTCATCGATAGAGAAATTTCTCTTAGGAAAGCATTCCAGGATGGATTTTGTGATTCGATTTATATTTCGGGAATCCAAATTTTCCAATTGGTTAGTGGGATCGATGCGTCATAAGATTTGGAGATTTTTCATATTTTGGATTTGTTCACTTTTTCTTTGTGATTGGAAGAATCTCTGGGGTATTTCCAGAACTAAGGTTTTACATCATTTAACTTATTTGGATATTTTCCGGAGGGAAAAATTTTACCTCCAAAACAAAACACTCAGGGACTATAAAAAATTTTGCATAGTGAGAAACCCCTATGATAGGCTGATTAGTGCTTATCATTTCCTGGGAC